CTACCGATGTACTTGCGAGAACTGGGAGTATCCAATGAGAAGTTGGTTCTACCATCACTGCTGTCAGCATAGGCAATGTGGAAGTATGATGTCTTGCCATCGGCACCCGGTTTTCCTGGCACACCTTCTTTACCGTCAGCACCGTCAGCACCTTTAATGAGCGACCAGCTATAGTCACTTGGATTGGTGCTGTCACCGGATGAGAAGTCGCTGTAGAAGCCAATGTACTTACGGTTAGGATCGGTGGTTGAGAAGTCGGCGTGGCCGTCTTGGCTATTTGCGTAAGCAAAGTGAGCATAAGAAGTATGGCCGTCAGCACCCGGTTTCCCTGGCAAGCCTTGAGGACCTTTGGGTCCCACATCACCGTCTGCGCCTTTAAAAAGCGCCCATTTGTAATCAGCTGGATGGGTGCTATCTGCCTTTGTGAAGTCGCTATACGTGCCAATGTACTTTTTGCCATCGCCACCGGATACTGTGAACCCGCTTTGGCCGCTTACATCATTCGCCCAAGCAGTGTGGAAATAGCTTGTATGGCCATCAGCACCCTTTGCACCCGGAACACCGTCAGCACCATCCTTGCCCCGAATCAATGCCCAATGGCCAGCATAATCTGCGGGGTCATCACTTGCAACGGATGACTTGTTGCTGTAAACAACTGCCATGTACTTCTTTCCGGCTGGTAGTGCTGACATGTTAGTGCCTTTATCATCATCGGCGTAACGAATCCATGGATAAAACTGAATGGCCTTGGGGATATTTTCAATCTTAACTGCCATATCTTTCAGTGCTGAGTACAAGTTAGGCTGCTCATTTGCGTAATCCCCTAAAGTGAGCTTTGTATAATGTCCAGCACGGCTGCGTTCAACCGACAACACCTTTGCAGAAAGAAATAGATTCTGGTTTTCATCAACAATATGTACTGTTTGGTTCAGTGGTACATATGGTGAGTTAACCAAATCAACTTGATAGTTAACATTTGGATGGTTATATTTCTTCAAGTCTGCCAAAGCCGCTTGCAAAAGTGTCGCTTGCGAGTTTGAATCAAACGTTTTAACCCGATTCCAGTCAGAATGTGTTGGGTTAGGGTTGCTGTTGCTTAACAAACGTGAATATTTTTGCACAGCAATGGTGTCATGCAAGAACCCATACTGGTCAAGTACAAACTGCCCGTTGGGATCTTTCCACTGATACCCAATTAAGTTGATTGGATCGTTTGAACCGTCAGGTGTAGCACCATAGGGCTTCACTGAGGTTTCCATGTCGTATATGTCAACAGTTTTTACGATATTGTTGATGTCTTTGTTCATCTCAAAAGAAATCAAGCTGTCGGAAGTTTCCTCGTGTCTGATGTTGATAACACGTTTTACGGCAGTCGTACCTGCAAAAACAAAGCCAAAGCTAAGCACTGCATCAAAATCTTTTGCGACTGATTTAATGCGGCTAAGTGAAGTGTCTTCATCTGTCCATGTAAGTGTTCTGACTTCTGTAGGAAATTCATTAATACCGATCTCCCAGCCAGAATCATTTGTAAACATGAGGATGTAATCAGCGATAGTATGGGCTTTGTCAGCGGTATAGGCACCCACCACTTCATTCATCAGATCGTTACCTGCATCCGTGCAAACGACTGTATGAATATGTGCTAATGTATCGTGATTTACACTGGCAATGACCATTTGATGTCCATTGCCTTCTTCGTCCTGATATAAGACAAAATTATTTTCAGCCGCCATTTCATCAATAGCTTGCTCTTGCTCAGTTTTAAATGGGATCGTCAGGGTCAAGGCAATGGCAGGCCTGTCATCGGTTGTTTTAACTTCACTATCCGCGCTAACCAGCCATTCGCCTTTGCCATTAGTCCTTGCAACGCCCATGACGTTGAATTTGCGGTCTGAGAAATAGTATTCCATTTACAGCCACGCCTCCTTCAAATTAACTTCACATGCAAATGGTTTTGCCCAGCTTGATGGCATGAGCTGAATGGTAGTGTCACCAGGTGGCAAAAGAAACTTGTCCCACTGGTTGCCTAATGTGTGCAAGGTGCGATCCTCGCTGCCATTGAAATAAGTTTTGGTATTAGCCACATCAACCGTAATTACATCGCCATTGCTGAAGCGATTCTTAATATCTGTATACCAGCTAACATTTTGCCATTTAACGGTAGATGCAATTAGATACATAGTCGATTCGCCCCATGTCTTGTCTCGCATGAACCACGTGGAAAATTGCTTAGTCTCGACACTAGCAGCGTCTGCAAAGGTAAACTGGCGGGTAATAGTCGTCTCTCTCCCTCTATTGCCAACCCATGGTGACACTCGGAAAACAACTGAATTACCAAATTTCTGCAATTCCAACTGAATGAACTTGTCATTAGTGAAGATATTGCGATCCAACTGTTCATTGACGACTAGTTGGTCTTTGTAGTAACACATCCACCATATTTGGTCAGACAGTGCACTATTATCTTTCAGTATCATCTGAAAGATTGGCTTGCCATCACTTTCTAAGGTTGTTTCGAGTGAGCCAACCTTTGAGACACCAGTTTGAAAACGTGTCATGACATCCCAAGTCAGATTGCTCTTAAAGTTACCGTTATGTGTCTGAGCAAGGTTGTGTTTGATTGAAGGCCCATTCCAATACTTGTGGTCGCCAATAATGCTTGGCCAATTAGGCTCAACCTTCCAGCCATCGTACCTGTCCTCTGTCCAAATTGAATTGCCAATCTGTTCATTTGGCGTCCTATGATCACCACCCCAGTAAAGATTATTGGAAGCTGCTTGATTATCCATGTGCGAGCCTTTAACGGCTGTCAAATTCAAGGCCACTTCACTTTCCTCACTGGTATAGCCATCAATTTCTTCGGGGTTGCCAAATTGAAGCACACCACCTTGGCTATTGGCAAATCCTAGAAATCCATTATCAGCGTGCATAGTGGCCGTAATAACTGGCTCAACAGGATAAGTGCCACCATTATGAACCGTGATGGTGTTGGTATAGTATTCAGGATCAGCTGGGTTAGGCGACCATGGAGAAGCTGTGGTGCCTAGTTCAAGCTTTTCCTGAGACCAAGATATACTGTTATCTTGATTATGCGGTCCTGTTGAAACGCGAGCACAAATTAGTGCGAGGAAGGAAGTTCCATCGGGGACCGTGAATGTAACAGTCGAATACCCAGAAGTTCCGGTCTTTACAATGTTACCGGTGACAGAACCAATCCATCCATGATTGCTATTGTGAAAGTCAATGCATGCAACCAAATCAATTTGACTGTTGGTGATGAAAGACCTATAAGTATAAGATTTCCCAACAATTGCAGGAACATCTTGTATACCATCTGGTGACCACGCGTTCGCTTTAATAACTCCTGTCTTTAACTGGTCACTTGTCCCCACCACCAGATTCACTGGCACGTCCTTATAAGGCATATTGTCAAACGTCTTCGTGGCTACCGAGTGCGCAATGCCACCATCGGGACAGACGAAGCTGATTGAGATTGTCCCTGATCGAAAGCCTTCGGTGAAGGTAGGCTGACTGTCTACGATGGCAAGATAATATTTATCCGGCTCATCCCCAAAGATTAGTTGCTGTGGTTCGTTCACATCAATAGCAGCGGCCAAGGAACGTCTCAGTGGCACCAAATCATCATTCATAACGATCCCAGTTACCACAATCGTCTTGACGTCCCGTGACATGTATTGCAACATCTGACCATCGCTGATCCCGACCTTTTGCATTGTGTTGACGTGATTAGTTCCTACATCACGTTTGACCATCTGCACATACATCCATTGGGTAATATCTACTCCAGCGTATGTGATGGTCATTCCTGCTTGTTTCAATTAAACGGTTCCTCCTTTCCAATAAGCATTGAACCTGTCTGTTCTGTCGTTGTATTGCTTAACTTTTGGCGCAACTTTTGGATAAAACTGGTCGTCACCAACTTGCAGAACAAAGCTAAGTTTTGTGAGAAGATCGGCAATATTGTCCAACTTCTTTCCCAAATCATCTGTACCGCCGCTTTCGCTTTCAGCAACGGAACCATTACCCAAGTTGTGATTGATGTTGGTAACAGCCTGACCTAGTAGTTGCCAAGCGCGGCTTGTTTTAGTTAACGGCAAGATTGTTTCTGGGCCATCTTCGCCAACAAGCGCGTGGATTGGCCGTGTAATCAAGCCACCATTAGCGTAGCCTTCAGGGCCACTGACACGAGCAAAGGCAGAACTTCCAGAGCCATAAATGGATTTCATGTAGTGAATACCGGCAAGCAGATCATCGTATCCGTTATAAACATCATTGTGGCCGGGAAACTTAAACGCATTGAACGTTGGCCCAATGGTTTGCACAAGCCCCATTGAAGGTATGCCGGCTTTAGCGTTGCTATCCCACAGGTTAATTGCCTTAGGATTACCATTGGATTCACGCTGGATAACTCGCATCCATGCAGCAACTTGGTATGCCGAGGCATCAAATCCATTGGCCTTTAAAGCTTGAATGACATATGGCTTCCAACGTTGCACGCCTGAGCCACCGGGGTTGGACTCACTCATTTCTTCTTCCAACTTTTTAATGCGGTCAAAGAAGCCTGCTACACCTTTTACATCTTCGTCACGTAACGCGGCTGAGGTGTGTTGAGCCATTGAACCAGCGCCAGCAACCGAATTAACGTTGAATATCTTCCCCGCTAAATTGGTGAAAAACTTCAATGGATTACCAACTTGTGTCAGAATATTGCCAACTGTTGAGCTTACCTTATCCCATACTTTTGATGCCGTCTTCTTAATCCCGTCAATAATGCCGTCAAGGCCGCCTAAGCCATTAGCATAGCCAGGCAAAACATGTCCCAATTGTCCGGCTAGCACCTTAGAAGTATCGCGTGCGTTTAAGATGTAGTCACCTTGGTGGACTTTCGTCAGCTCGGGACCGTTAGCTCCCAACAATTTATACGTACCAGCATAAGGCTTGTACTGAAGCTCGGGACCAGCTTCACCAACTAGTGCCATGCCATTCTGAACGGCACCACCATTTGCATATGCAAGTTGCTGAACCTGTGAATAACCATAAGTTGGCTTGGTTTCTGGCATTTTGTTTCCACCAAAGAAACCAACAATTTTGTTCCACCAGCTGGCTAATCCACTGAAGATATCACCTGTGCCGCCTGCCTGTTTAGAAGCAGCATGCATAGAACTGTTAGCTTGATTGCGCGCGTGGCCAGTAACGTTTTGTGATTGGGTTGCAGCATAGCCACTAACACCAGTCATTTGCTGATATTGAAGATTAGTTGTTTCAGATCGTTGCTTGTCAATCGCACTAACTGTGTCTTTGTACTGGTTAGTGGCGTGCTTTGTGACTTTGTTGTACTGGTCTTTAGCAGCGTCCGTAGTGTCGTCACGTTGTCTTTTTGCCTTTGATACGATGTCTTCATACTGAGACTTGCTAATAGTTCCTAAGTCTTTGTACTCGTGATCTGCCGTTGATTTGGTACTCTTATAGCGCTCATCAGCAGCCTTGATAATGTCATCACGCGCCCGCTGTGCAGGTTTGACTGCAGCCTCATATTCCTTCTTGGCATTTTTAGCGGTACTTTCAAGTTGAGCAAGATTCATACTGCTCTTTTTCTTGTTAAATTCATTAAGCAGTTTTTCTTGCTGGTTTGCACCATTCTTAACAAGAGTTGTAATTTTGCTATTGTTGGTAAGCTGATCCTTTGCATATTTATTTGCATAGGATTTGTAGGCCGCTAGTAGTTCCTTGTTCTTTTCGTTTTCATATTTCTTAGAATTAGTTCCGTACTTTTGCGCAATTTGCTGTAGCTTTTTAGTATTGCCATTAGCAATATTTTGTGACTGCGTGTAGTAGGCATTGGCATCTTTAGCCATTTGAGCATAAGCAGATTTCTTTGCCTTAGCTGCCGCTTGATCAGATTTTTTAGTCTTAGCAAGTTGCTCATCGGCTTGTTTCTGAGTTAAGACGCCTTCTTTAACCAGTTTTGCTAAATCAGATGCGGAAGCCTTTTCTTTTTTGGCATAGTAGCTGTCAACACTCTTGCTCATCTTTGAGTAGGTATCGTTTACAGACTTTTGTGCCTTTGCAATGGACTTAGGGTCTGTGCTAAACGAAACAACCAGCTTCTTGGATAAAGCCTTGGTGTATTTGGCAAATGAGTCTCCCAAAGCCTTGGTATCAGAGCTAAGCTTAGGAGCCTTAACTGTGACGCCCTTGCTAGCATCATCCATGGCCTTCTTAATTGACTTGGCCCATCCCTGCACAGTCTTAGTTGATCCTAATGCATCACCAATCGCTGCACCGATACCAGCACCAGCAGCAGTGCCGGCGCCCGGTATAACAGAGCCTAAAGCAGCACCTATTCCAGCACCAATTGTTGTTCCTGTTCCTTTTGAAGCCGCCTTAATCTTTTCCTGTGAGCTATTCGAAGTAAGTGCTTGTACAATACTGCCCGCAACATCAATTCCAGCACCAATGCCACCTAGTCTGCCTAAGCCGCCTACAACTCGGCTGCCTAAACTGGCTTTTTCGACTGTGCTTGCGGCCGCACTCGCCCCACTTTCCGCAGTGGCTAATGAATTACCAGAGCCTTTTAGCAGTGAAAAGTTAGAAGCTATTTTGGTGAACAGACTTGTTTCGCTTAAAGCTTTCAGACCACTGTACACATGACCTAATCCTGCTGCAAATTCCAGTGCTTTTTTTGTCATCCAAAGCCCTGCAATTACTTTGACGGTAGTTTGAATACCAGATTTGTTTTTGACAATATCATCTAGCACATCATGGATAGCTTTTAGCGGGTCTTTCATCGTCTTTGCATTGGAACCACCGACATTTAGCCAACCAGCAATGTCTTTGATTGCAGTTTTAAACAAGGACCAGACTTCTTCGCCTGCAATTTTGGCAATGTCCCACATATCTCCGGCAATACCAGTAACATCTTTTTTGTGTGTGGAAACATAGTCCAGAATGTCTTTCGCTCGATTAGCAATATTAGCTAGGCCTTTACCAAGATCGGTAGCCGCTTGCTGTACAACTGGTGAAGTTAGAATGCCTGAAAGAGATTGCATACCACTATTCTTGACGTCAAATAGTGGCGCGGTCATTTTAGCCTTTAATGTGGTCCAAGCGCCTGACATTTGAGCCATTGCGCCTTCACTGGTTTTCCCAAATTGGTCAAATGTGCTTTTGCTTGTTGTCCCAACTTTATAAACCAAGTTTATGAAGTCGTCAGACTTGATTTTCCCATCAGCAACCATTTTGGCAAATGACTCCTGACTAACTCCGGCAGCTTTGGCTAATTGTGCACCTAAGGTAGGAGCCTGCTTTTCAAGTTTGGCAAGGTTGGTTGTGGTTAAATCACCTGAAGCAACGACTCGCGTCATCGCCTTAGACAAAGCGTCCATGCCGTCTCCGCCTTTGTGCGAAGCAGTGGCAATGCTAGCAATACCAGCACTAATGACGAGAGTTTTACTTGTGACACCATGTGTCATGGTATCAACGGTGGTTTGCATTTTGTTAACTTCGCCACCGGTTGCACCAGTTTCACTGCGCAAATATGACATTTGATCGGAAAGAATCTGGATATCATTGGCTGACTTACCCATATTCTCCCATGTCATTTTCAGCTTTTCTCCGGCCTCGTTAAGTTCTAGCCCAGACTTTACCGTGTCAGTAATGCTTGAGCTTAGACGTTGCCAGCCGCTTGTGATGGCGTTAGTGATAAGGCCGCCTTCAACAATTTTGCGAAGCAGGCCCGGTGTCTTTTCGGCTTGCTTGTTTGTTCCCGATATAGCTTCCTTAACTCTGTTGAAAACAGACGGATTAGCCTTATCCATTTCAGTTTGCAGGCCGGTCATAGAAGACTTAGCCTTTGCTAAACTGGTAGCTGTCTCATCAACCCGTGTCTTCTGTGTACGCCATGCTTCTGAATCCTTACCACTAGCACTGGCAATCTTATCCAACTCAGCAGACTGTTTAGACAGTTGCTCATTCAGATTGGTAATGGAGGACTTATAGCCTTCCATCTTGGCCTTGTTGGCTTCTTGCTGTTTGCCCTCAGCCTCTAGGCGAGTCACATAAGCTTGGTTGGCACGTGCAGCTGCTGTGTACTCTTGTTGTAAGCCAGCTAATCCAGACTTTTGATAGTCCATTGCTTGCTTGGCACGGTCTTGTTGAGACTGCATACTAGCAAGTTGCTTAGTGGCACCATCAATTTGTTGCTGATACTTTAAAAACTGTTGAGCAACATCGGCAGTATTGCCCTTCAACTCAGCTTGCTTGGTTTTGAGAGCGTCAATCTTAGCCTGCTGTGATTCAATAGACTTACCCAAGCCGTCATACTTAGCCTGAGCAGCACCAGCCATATCGCCAGCTGATTTCATCTCAGCTTCTTGAGCTTTCCAAGCATTTTGACTCGAGCGAACAACCGCTGTTAATGATTTGACGGATTCGCTTGCCGACAATAGATCAAGGGCAATCTTGGTGCTCATTGTTGCATTAATTTGTTTTGCCAATTCAATCACCCTTTCTCTTGGTATTGCTTCCACATAATTGCCGGATCAATTGGCCGATCTTTAGGGCTTTTTGCATTTAGCAAAGTTACAAATCCGAAATATTCCGCATCCCAGAATTGGTCACTAGTCCAGTGCATGTTGACCATTGCGTTTTGTCCCATATAATCAAAGTCTTCAAGCTTATTCTTTAATTCAAAAACTCGTTCTGGAGCACTAATTATCTTCGTCTTTACTTTTGCTGGCATCGGCCTTCTTTGCTGACATATCAATGTCTTCATCGCTAAGTCCTTGAACACGAAGGGCAACTCTAGTAGCAATTTTTACAGTTTCGGCGAATGACAAATCGTCCAGCTTTTCTTTTTCTGCTTTGTTTAAGTTAAGTGTATTGACAATAAAATCTGTATTGCTGTTTACCGCATTTAGGCTGGCATGAAGCTGCTCAGTAAACGATTTATCCTCCACATCATCTGACTCGGCCATGCTGAGCTGGTACTTTAGTGTATTTCGCAGAATACGATTTGTTACTTTGACTTCATGTACACGATTGCTAAGTTGACTAACTTTGATTTTCATTTGTAATACCATCCTCTGTATTTGATAAGGTCGCTGTGGTGAATCGGACACCACCAAGTTCACCAGAAAGCGACTTTTGAGCATAAAAAATAGCGCACATTCGTGAGCTATTCATCAGTTGTTGCTATGAAATTGCGTCAGATTGCATCTGTCAGCACAGGCTTATTTGCCTAATGATGAGGGTGACAATACGTATCCGCCGAACACTTCTTTGTACATGTTGGCTTTATCAAACTTGCTATCAAGATCGCTATAAATCTTGTACGGCTGATTATTAAAGGCCATAGTAGAAAGTGCTGTGTAAGTCAAAGTGTCATCTACACGTTGTTCTGCTGCCGCATCAGTCTGAATGTTAGCTGCGGTTTCGGTCATGATGCCATCGCCAAATCCATAATAGACAAAGTGTGAACGGTCAATGGTTTGGGTGGTAATAAGCAAGGCCACATGAGCCTTCAAATTCTCATCGGTCCAACCGCCCTTTTTATCACTGACAAATCCTTTGATTTGCTGTTTGACTTGGTAATTCAAGTTGTTAATATCCAAAGCCACTGTTGGTTCGGAAGTACCAACCATAACGTCTTGGACGTTGTTGTTGCCATAGGTCTTAGCAATTGTACCTGCCAGACCAGTAATGTTGGCCGTCTTGGTGCCCAAGTCCTTGTGATCGACAGTATAGACACCGTCTGTGCTTAGTCCTGTCTCAGCGCCAGAAATTAACTTTTGCTGTGCATCAACCAAAGCTAGCTGAATTTGATATAAACCTACTGTTGCCATTTAAATTCCTCCAATGTTCTTTGTTCTACTGAAATAAAATGTGTTAAAAAGTTGCTGTGTGTCTGGATCAAATGTTCGTTGTCTAACCGCTGCCACCTGCCAATGCTGATGAGTAAAAGCCTTCATCATGGCAATCTCAATGATTTCGGGATCAGAATCAAGCAATTGCGAGTACCAAATCTGTACTTCTACTTCCTGATTCAGTGACCAGAAATCGTTGTCACCATAGGCAGTTGGATCATCAGCAGCATCAGTAATCAGCACGACTGTTGTGTTCAGATTATCGACTAATTCTTGTGGCAAGTTATTGCCTTTAACTTCATCAATATTGGCAATTTTGGCTTGGGTAAGCATCGTTACTGCATCACTTACAGCGCTCATTTGTCTCCACCACCATTCAACTTGGCGATAATTGCTTGATATTTCTCGGCTTCAGCGGCAAATACAGCGTCTTTGGCATCGTCACGGGCATTATCAACAAAATGGTCACCGTGAATTTTCTTTGTCCCGTCATTAAGGAAACGTGCAACGAATGCCTTATCACCAAATCCAACCGTTGAGCTACCATTGTGATCACCGTCAATATCGCCTTTTTTACCACTAATGTCCTTGCTCAGATGCCCATACTTGCCACCAGTACCTTTTGTGTCTGGGTGTTTTTCTTTGGTGGTCTCTGCTAGCTTCTCAGCGTAAACATCAGCACCAGCCTTGGTAATCTCCTCTTGGTCGCTAATAGACAATTCGGCAGCCTTTGATACTTGCTCAAGCCATTGTTCAAGTGCATCATCCATATCCGTAGCTAAGCCCCCTTAGTGACTTTTGTGAGGGTCAAGTAGTCATAGCGAATAGCGTTGTTTGAATCATCTGGGCTAATGTCTGAAATGTCATACACGATGCCATCTATTCTCGCCTGTTTCTGCTCAATATTTCTTGCATCGTGACGAACAATAATCGTGATTGAATTATCCAAGCGTGTTCCGACAAGCGTGTACTGCTGGGTGAGTGTTCGCTTCTGCTGTTTGTAATGCAGTTTGTAAGCTGGTACAAAGCTAGTGATATTAAGGCCAGCGCCAGTCGTGTGTGATTTTGGGGAGCCAAGCTCAACGGTTCGACTAAAATCAGATGGTTTAAAACTACTTACCATTTTTGTCACCACCACTAGCCTGTAAGTGTGCCAGCATCATCAGAAGACCTTTAGGCAGGCCATTTTCTAATGACCTGTCATAGTATGTAGCCTGTGTGAGCGTTTTGATGGCTGGAATCGTCAAGGTGTCGTCCTCTGGTGCATCACTTGATCTATTGATGATGTTGATTGCAGTGTTTACCAAGGTTGTGATTGTGGGCAACTCTGCTGGATCAAGGTTTAACTCGGTCATTAAATCACTAGCAATCTTGTTTGGGTCTACAATTGTTTCTGCCATTTATACGCCTCCTCATCGGCCGCCGCTTAGAATCAAGCTACTATGCCTTTTTTAGGCGACCAGTTTGCTTAGTTATTTGCCAAGAGAAGCAACTGGTGCAGTATAGGTAATAAACTTACCAGCCGCTGTATCAGCAGCTTTAAAGTCTGCCCGCAGTGCTGCCAAAAGTACTTGTTCAAAATTTTCGTTACGCTGCCAAGACAGGTTAATGTTGCCCTTAACAGTTTCAACCACAAAGTTTTTAACACTCCCAATGAATGCCTTTGCTTCTCCAGACTTGCCAAGCACATCGTCAGCAACAACTACCAGCGGAGCACCAAACAATTGTTTGCCGGATGGAGAAGTGATGGAATCTTGTAACATGTACCGACCTTCAGCATCCTTCTGCTTATCAATTGCGGCAAAAAATGACTCAGATACAACAAACATTCGGTCGGCATAGTTGCTCAAGCCAACGTTGAATGCATCCTTAATATCATCAATGCCTTTAGCGGCAACTGGAGTAGCTGTTTGCAAAACTGCACCAATCTTGTGCTGCTCAGTTTGGTCCTTAATGTCATTAACGTACTGAGTCAGTAAACTGGTGATATTTGGATAGTCTTGTGTCATTTCAAGGGAAATTGGAAGAGCACCACGTAAAGTTTGAACATCATAATTGACCTGTTTCAAAGAGGCATTTGCAATCTTTGGGTTTTCGGCCAGTTCAGCCGCTGAAACCAGTTGCGCAGACGCCTTAGACAAAACCGGAAGTTTGCCGGTCGGTGCAGAAACTTGAACCTTAGTTACATAATTGCCTAATTGTGCTGGGTCTTTGGGTTGAGCCATAATGTCCAGTACCTGGGTAGGCAATACTGCTTCGCCAGCTGTAGAGTCAAAACCTGTGGAATCTCTCTTAATTTCGCCGGTCTTCAAAAACTCTTTGAAGTCACGTACTTCTTCATCTTCAACTTTGTCTGCTGTTAAATTTTTAGCCATTTGTTTCTCTCCATCTCTTTTATTTTCTTGCTTGATATCTTGTTCCGCAGTTACCTCAGCTGGCTTACCATCACGCTTTTCAGTTTCAGCTGTATCTTGCTTTGGCTTTGCTTCATCCAAAACAACATTATTGTCATCATCTGGGGCATCATCGTCCGTTTGTGATGGCGCTTGTTGGTCTGCCAATTGCTGACTTAATGATTGAATAGCAGCTTGAAGTGTTGCTATCATGCTAACCAAATCACCTGATGTTGGTTGTGCAGTAGTTTCATCACTTGCCATATCTGGTGTAGCGTCACGCTTTTCTTCCTCAGGCTTGTCAATAACAACCTTTGTGTTAATTTTTGCTTGAAGGTCAGCTAACTGTGATTTAAATTCCTTCAATGACCTCATCTGGTCATCAACAGATTGTTCTTCTTTTTCTTCTGGCTTTTCTTCTGGCTTTTCTGCCATCTTCACAACTTCTTTCTTACTTGATAAAAATTGAGCCAAGTCCCTTTGCACTTGCACACTTGTTTCGGTATATGCAGGAATAGGAGTCAGCGACAGTTCAAACACTTGGTCAATTTGGTGAATTGTGTGGATCGTGTTGCCTTGTGAGTTGACTGACCAGCTATCTCCATCAGGCGCAATGGTGAATCCAAAGCTCATGCCCTTGATATTGCCATTCAGTATGTTGGTATAAGTATCTTTGCCAAGCTGTGTGTCTGGCAATTGGGCATTAAAGTGTAACCCATCAGGCTGAATGCTTGTTTGTAGTGTTCCAGCGTCTGCACGGGCCAAAATATTGCTGAAATCGTGGCTGTAAAGCAGCAAAACGTTGGTCAAATCCACACCATTTAGGGCATTTTGGTCGATATATTCGGTGAAATCACCCTTAATACTTGGCTGATTAAACACGGTTGCAATGCCGGAAATAGCCATATTTTGGTTACTTTCAACCTGATTGTTGCTACCTTGGCTGTCTATAGCTGTTTCAGCCCTTATTTGAACATTAAATGTACGTATATCTTCATTTTTCACTAAATCACACCCCTTTTCGCTAGCATTTGTTGTGCTTGTAAAGGCGTAATGGCTGGTGTTGTGCCACTTAGCAACTTCTGTATCTGGCTAATAAGCAGATCATTATCGGCATCTACTGCTTGACTTTCATCAATATTCACGGGGACGCCAAATTTGGCACCCATTTCGCTTTCTATTGGCTTTACATAGCGCCTTAAAGTGTTGCTATAAAGCGATTTAGTCATATCTAATGAACTTTGTTGATCACCTTGACCATTCAAATAGCTATCTGGAACACCAAAAACCTTGCCTATCTGTGTCTTGGACCAGTCATTGCTGGTTAAAAACTTGCTTACATCAGCATTTATTGCTAAATTTTGCACGTCATAAAGCTGGTCAAGTACCATAGGCCGCCCAGCATTGTCACCCGTGTTGGCATTTTCAAAAGCTTTTCGTGTCGCTTCTTTTTCTTCTGGTGATAAAGCACCCTCAGCAACTTTAATGACGGTGCTCGGATTAATAGCATTTTTAATAGTTGATAGTGTCAACTTGTTTGCATAATCTTGAATGTTGACTTGGCTTGCTATTGATTCTAGTGGACTAATACCAATGTATTGCTGTCCGTTGGTGCCACTGGCTAATAGCCTAAAGTGAAGCATGTTTGCACTTGGATAATTGATTGTGCCTCTTTCGTCTCCCCAGTTAACCGCATAGCTAATGTCTTCACTGCTGTCTGCCAAAGTGACTACTACCTGTGCCGCTGGTGCCATTTCTAGCCTCGTAGGAACGTTGTTGTGGTCTCTTGTAATGGCGATATAGGCGTTTCCCGTAAGCAACATCTGAACTACAGCTGATTGCCAAAAGTTAAATGGAGAAATGAGGTTGTTCGGGTTATTTATCACCTTGTCAAAGGGTGCAGCCACTTCAAAACTTGCCGATGCAATATCACTGCTTAAAAGATTAGTAACAGCATATAGATCAGAATTATTTAAGGCCGTACTGGCATCAACCAAATGATTGGGCAATACTTGTCCACCACTTATGATGTAACTTGACAGGTTAGTTGATGGTATTGTCATACTTCTTTTCTGCATTCGTTCATACGGATTCCATATACTCATCTACTACCACCTGCCTTAGATGTAGGCGTGAGTAGCCACCCGCAAAAGAGCAATACACTGCCTAACACCAACGTCCCTATGATGCTATTAAGAAGGTAGGCACTGGTGACAATAGCAATTAAGCCGGATACAAATAACACTGTTGGCAACAGTTCCTTAAGCATTATCAATTTGCTCACACTCGCACCTCCCTCTGATTCTTTGTTTCTTTCATTGTTTTTACCTCTCATATATATAACGTATGAAGTGCGTCATTTTTGACCAATATTGACCTTCAAACGCAAAAAAATATGTAGACTTTTAAAAGCCTACATTCATCAGGAATTTATGGCGTTCTTCATCACTCATACCAGACAATGGGTCCTTCAATTTTGCTTTAGGATCAAAGTCAGGGTTAACATCACTAAATTCATAAATTGCTCTAGACATGGCATCAATAATGGCATCTACACAGTCAATTTTGCTTGTATATCGTTCCTTATCAACCTTTAAGCCAGCACTGTTACCAACAAGAATTGCGTTGGTTAGGCTGTATTGGATAATTGGATCATCAGAATAATGAATGCGACCCTCTCGCATCAACCTCTGAAACTCATGGGTAGGCTTATCTAAGTCATGCGCTGTTTGTCGGATAGGCATCATTGGCCACTTGTCGATTTGAACCAACTTATCTAATACATCGCTACTTGCCCATGGATCATAACAAATGAAACGAACTTGCAACTGATTTTGCTCTATATAATCACCAAGGTATGTGACAACTGAGTCATCATCTATATATCCCCAGCGATTTCTAGCAATATCACAGTATCCTAGCTGTTCAGCCCTGCGATAGTTAATACCGTCTCCTTTTTCTTTGGCATCAATACTTCCTCCAGTATGATTCAGTGGTATCCAACTGTGTTGTTCTATGTAGTAATGCGTATCCCCATTGGCCTGATATGGGTAGACAATAGCTATAGCAGTATCATCGCTAAGTTTTGACAAATCGATTCCGATGTAGCACACGTGACCATTTTTGTTGATTGGCACTTTATCAGCTACTGCATTTTCTATGTCATGTGGGTTCAAAAATCTGTTTTCCTTTACCTGCAACCACATGTTTAGATTTTTATTGATGAACTCAGGCAAGCTACCATCTGATTTCTTAGTGTCGCGCTCGGCAAGCATACTGTTTAGCATCGTGTTTCCAATGGTTGGCAAAAGTGGATTAGACTTAACCCAAGTGTCTGGCTGACTGACTTCATCTTCGCTATCCTGTGTAAAGTTGATAAGCAAATTATCGTCCAGTTCTCGCTCAGTATCCTTTAGCATGGCCTCTCTGATTAATTTCTCAGTGAGATATAGATTTGAAGTGGCGTCTGGATAGGCAGTACTGATGTCCCATGATTGGCTATCAAAGGTCTGCACTTGTCCAGATGTGATTTTCCCATCATTTTGCTTGATTAAACCAATTCTGCCATCATCACCGGCTTCGTCATGAACGCTGAAGGCCAAATGATAACTATCAAACTGTCCCGATTCATCTGACAAACGCAACAGTTGATTCTGATTAGTATTACTTTTGACAGCATCTTCACCAATCTTAGTCTTGGTGGAACGCATCTGATCCCCAAAGCCCTCGCTTTGCAGACGATTAAACGTTGTCTTAATGTACCGCCAGCCCTTCTTACTCTGCTGTGAAACTGGTGCTATGTATGCCATGTCTTGGTTACTGTACCCAGCACTAGCAATTAGATACTGATAGCTGAGAAGTATAACCGTTAAATAAGTTTTGCCATTAGTCCTTGCAACACTGAACACCACACGATGAAAACGGCGCTCACCACTGCTATTCCGCCAACCTTGGGACCAACACAATAGTGCCTTTTGCCATAAGGCCAGTGGCTGGGGTTTACCTGTGCTCGGATCAGGGCAAAGACTTGCAAAAGCTAATACTGTCCTGCAACTATCTAAGTCATAATTAAATTGGAAGTCTGGTTGTTTGGACTCAACACGTGCAAGATCCTGTAGGTGTCTAAAAGCTTGCAACTTAATGTCATGGCTTGCGATAATCTGACCTTCCAATATTTGGAAGGCATATACTGTGCCAGGATCTCTATACTTTTCAGCAATAGCATCATAAGTGCCAGATTTAAGCTGCTCTTTGTAGGCCTTTTCAAGTGTCATCTTTGGAAGTGTTAGATCATACTGCTTTATCAAAACTGTTCACTTCCTGCCTTTTTCAATTTTTCAATAATGTTTTGTGTGTCATCATCTGCATTGTCTGACTGAATGTTCATTAGTGAAGCACGTGCCTGTGGAGATAATCCAAGACTTTCTGCAAGACTTTTAACTTTTGCTGTACTATCATTTAGTACTCCACATGCTGGGTTCTTACGCCCATTAGCCAGAACTATGCCGCTCTTCATTACCTGCTCATATGCCAAACGGCGAATGGCAATTTGCTCACACAAACTACTTACGATTTGCTTGTCTGACTGCTTTACTAAACCTGAATGATTTAAAATCGGTGTCAACTCAGTCCATGCTTGATAAGCTATACCCTTTAAATATCTTGGTGGTGTTGGCTGTAACGTCTGCCAATCTTGTGTTTCATTCATCAATTGTTGCGTTCGTGCACGCTGATCCGCACGATCTGCTTCATCGTTTGTTATTTTCATCTTTCTGCCCACTTTGCCTGTACCCCCTTTCATTTCTTTCCAAAGAAAAAGCTTGTATATCAGCACCTGTAGCCCTCTATCAGTAAGTTTGCATATTCATTTGCTGTACTTTTGTAAGTGTCATAAACGTTGATATACCGGCATTTATGGTACCTAGAGTAGGGCATATAAAAATTTTTAATAATTGCACATTTTTTGAGAGAAGACCATTTTGTTATGTGAGGTCCCTCTCTACGCTTAGGGGGGCGGGCATTACAGCTTTTTTATTTTTTAAATGTGTTATTTAATATTCGCATACCATTATTTATTATTTATGATTCACCATTTTAAATTCTAATGGGTTAAGCAATGGCGGTGCAAGGCAATAATTTGTCGCCTGCTGTACCCCCTCATATATATATACGTACTTGATGCGCCGTTTTGTGTCTTGCATAGAAAAAGAGCCAACCCTTGGCTGACCCTTGCATATGTATAAAGGTGACACAACATGGAGCTAACTCTCTATTTGCTTAAAACGTCTTTTTAAAGTTGTTTCACTTATTCCAGTTATTCTTCTAATTCTTCTATACGAAAGATTTTTTTCGCGAAGCCTAAATGCTTTTCTGATATCATCTTCAGAATATGTATTTGGACGTCCCTCTTTGAAGTGAGGGTTGTGCGCTCTGGCATATTGTTTTCCTTCTTGAGTTCTTGAAACTATCATGTCTCGTTCAAATTGTGCAAAAGCTGAGAATACTGTAAACACAAGTCTACCTGTTGGAGTGTTATCAATGGTTCCTAAATTCAGAATCATTACTGAAATATTCTTGTCAAACAGTCGCTGAATCACTTCTAGTGCTTCTTTGGTATTTCGTGCGAATCTGTCAAGTTTTGTTACAATCAGCTTGTCACCTGGTTGCATCAAGCAAATCATTTCTTTAAAAGCAGGTCTTACCATAGTTGTTCCAGTGTACTTTTCTGAGTAAATCCTTATTGCTCCTGCCTGCTTTAACGTTTGTATTTGGACACTTAGATTCTGTCCGTCAGTGCTTACACGTGCATATCCATAAATCATAAATACACCTCGATCAATAAAAAAAGCAGTCCGCAATTTTTAAGTTGCAGACTGCTTCCATTTCTTAAACAATGAAACTATATCACAGAGTTATAAAGAAGTCTATCCCCTGAAAATGAATAGTTTGTTAGAAAAACGCAGTCTGTCATGGTACTATTAACCTCATTCCTTGCTAACAGAGATTCATACTACAACTTAAAAGTTATGGACGATCTCATAAGGAGGAATATTTATGTCACAAACTGGAAACTTAGGAAGATCCGCAGCTTTAGTGGGAGCTGCCACTTTACCTGTAACTGGTGAACATATTTTTAACTTTTTGCCAATAGTTGGAAGTGTTTTAATTTTAGCTATTGCACTTTTTAGTGGGTACAATTTTTTCCTTAGAAAATGGTATAACGTTAAATGATTGGTTCGAGTCTTCAACCATACATTTATAGCCTAAATATTTTCATTCTATGTATGAGTGCATTAGGCTTATTGAGGATGTTTATCACTTTCTGGTTTGCAAATGTGTATGACTATCAGTTTATAAAATACAGATATGCTCATCACAGGAGGATAAAGCGTTTTAGTCCTTCAATATCAGTTATTGTTCCCGCTTTTAATGAAGAAAAGGCCATAATCCAAACACTGGCCTCAATTTGCAGAAGTACTTATAAAAAAATCAGCATTGTAGTAGTTGATGATGGTTCGTCTGATAACACAGCTATTTTGGTCAAAGAATTTATCGAAGTTCATCCTGATAATGATATCAAACTGATTCAGCAACCAAACTCAGGAAAGTCTGTAGCAATCAATAACGCCCTGTTTAATTATGACAATTCTGTCCTAACAATGGTTCTCGATGCCGATTCTCTCCTAAAAGAAGATGCCATAGAGAAAATGGTCAAATGGTTTTTGAACCCCAAAATAGTCGCACTTGCTATGAACGTGAAGATGTTAACCTTACCAACCTTTATTGGAGCATGCCAGCGTTTTGAATTCATAAGTGCTTATAGAGGTAAATGCGCTGAACACGTCTTGAAAACGCTTTACATCATAGGAGGCATTGGGTCTACTTTTAGAACAGATAAGCTTAAAAATATTGGTGGATACGACACGAACACTCCGACCGAAGACATTGATCTGACTTTAAAACTTCTCTCTAGGTATGGTAATAAAGATAACATTATAGGATATGCCAATGATGCAGTAGCCTATACCCAACCTGTGAAAAAGTTTAAATCTTTGATCAAACAGAGATATCGTTGGAAATATGGACGCTTCATAGCATTCGTAAAATATCACAATTTATTTTTCAACATGGATAAAAAGTTTAGTAAGATGCTAACTTTTTTCCAGTTGCCGCTTGCAGTTTTCCAGGAACTATTTATGCTTGTAGAACCTTTTGTGTATTTGTATTTATTATTTGTTACAATTTATTTCCAAGATTTAGGAATGTTTATTGCGATGGTGTCTTACGTGTTTGTAGTTATTTCATTATCAGTAACAGCTTCGAGAGAATCGTTAAAATCAAAGTTGTTGCTTCTGTGTACCGCACCATTCAATTTTTTTCTTTCTTACATTTTGACAATTGTTGAATATGTTTCATTGATTAACTCTATACTTCACTTACATTCTATAGTTGACTATAATAACAACCATGCAAATTGGAGTCATGTAGAGCGCCTATGAACGCATATGAGGTATGCAGTAATTTCCTCATATTTTATAAAACTTTACCCTAAACGGCTTTTCAAAGGAAAAGCCGTTTTTTGAATATGTTAAATCATACCCATCAACCTTATCGTCATTGAATGTATAAGTTCTTGTCTTCCATTACCACTTGCCAGCCGGCATCTTTTACCTCGTCCGTAAGTTGACTAATTGCTTCATTGTTTAAATCTGCCAGCTGGATAGTAATCAGTCCAGTGTCGCATCCACGCGTCATTAGCCTGTCGTTAATTATTTGCCTATACTCCATTAAATCCTCACTAGCTTCAATGACTTCTGTGGGTGTCAAGATTTGACCTGTTGGCATTTCGTTAGGTGCCATGTATTCAAGATTCTCTTTAAAACCATCATCATTGTTATTCATTTATTTTTTCCTCTTTCTTCACGTAGTACTTTCGTAAACCATTGCCTATCTAGGTGCCGCAGGATATTATCTCCGCCTGGCTTAGCTGATATAAGCTTCTCAAGTTTCGTTTTGCGATAGTGGCACAAGGTGCACAAGGTCCATAGGTTGGCTGAATCTAGTGCTTGCTCTGGTGAACACAGTCGTCTTGGCACGATATGGTCGACTATCTTTCGGTCTTGAACAACATTGCCACACACTTGACAGGTTGCTCCATCACGGGCATATGTGGCATCTCGTACCTTTGTCCATTGCTTGCTGTGATAAAAGGCAGTGGCTTCTGGGTCTCGCTCTGTTTGGTCATATTGCTTTGCTTGCTGTGCTTTAATGGCTTTCCCTAGCTTGCTCTTGCAATATGCATCCTTCTTGGCTTGCCACTCTTGTTCATGTCGCTTTTGGTGCTCAGGACAATAGCGCTTGGAAAATTTGATTATCCTGTGACATAGTGGCTCATTACATTCATGCCAAAGATTTTTTCCCTGTCGTCTGGTCAAAATGGCAAATCGCTGTCCTTAACTTTGGGCGCTAATGAATGGAAAGTGGTGTCACTAAGCTTTGGTGATGCATCATGATGCCCACTATCTAATAAATAGAAATGTGACAAGGCCACTGACCAGCCATACTTCTTCTCTCCTGTTGACTTATCGATATACTCACTTGTTTTAATACTCCCGTCAATTCCAATCATTTGCCCTTTTTTAACCATCTTTTCAAAATTATCTGCTTGGTGACCAAAGACTGACAAAGGAATAAAGTCTGTGTCTTGCCCATCTTGTGAATGATAAATCCGATGGACTGCCAAAAGTGATGAAACCACGCCATTCCCTGTTTTAACATCTGTTGCAATTCTACCTATTAAATTTACGTTGTTCATTAATTATCAATTTCCTTTCGATGTGTCGTCAGATAAAGTGTTATCTTCCTCAATTTTGCCTGAAACTGTCTAGTAGACTGATTGAATCTGACCATTGTCTCTGCCTTCCCATGTGTCAACACTGATTCCACCCACTCTCTTGATTGGTGATTATGAAGGATTGAATTAGCTCTTTCAATTGCTTCTTCAATTTCCTGCTCACTGTGTGTATCTGGAGGAATTGTAAGACCAAGCATGTCAGCCTTGTCTTGCTCAACTTTCTCTGAATGCCATGTCTTTCGCTCAATATCCTTACGTGCAAATGTTATGCGCCATTGAAGGGTGGGAAGCTCACGAATGATTGCATCTTCCGTTTCTTCATCTGTCCATGACTTCAATCGGTGGTCTAATAATTCGACGATTAGGTCTTCTGAGGTGTCTTTCAAAGGCTCATGCAGGTGCCATGACAATAACTCTGCCTGTTTTCCAAATGTTGGCGTTGCCAAAATGTCTTTGATTGTCTTTTCACTGAGCAACTTACTTGTCGCCACCTTTGTTTACCCAAAGACCAATTAGGGCTGTTAAGCTGCCTAGGACTACCGAAATGCCAAGCAATGCCAGCCAGTAGTTTAAAATATTAGCCCATGGCAATTGTGTGATAATACCGGCCGCCTTCAAAAGGGTTAACACCCACCCAAGGTTTGCCAAAGTCGAAAAAGTGTCGAGACTAATTTCTTTGTTTTTCATATGTACTTTACTTTCTTTCTTGTTTAATGTATGCTGCAATTGGGATATTGGGACTATTTTTCATTTGACGAAAATAAAATGGTAAGGCTTGTTAAGGTGTAACGTGTCATTAGCTGACCCTGCTACTGATGTGTTGCTTAACCCATTTGCCTCTGCTGCTGACTTGATACTCTTGTACTCTTGAAATGAACCGTCATCGTTCACTTTCCGAATAGGACGACCATGGCCACCAGCTGTTTTCATCAATTTTTGACGATGGGCTTTGTTCAAGTTGGCCTCCCTCGTTATAAATTCCAAGTTATAGGCGTTGTTGTTCAATTTGTTGTCATCAATATGTGAGACTTCTTTAAGTTTCCACTTGTTGTCACAGAATGTAAGAGCAATCAGCCTATGCACGCCTGTACACATCCTTTTGCCATTGTTGCATGTAATGTTGACAGCTGCATACCCACAGTTATTTATATGCTGCACAAGCGGCCTATTGAATTTCCGGCTATAAACCATGCCCGATTGACTTACTGAATAGTTGCTAAAAGGTGCTGGGCATTGTACTACTTCTGGCAAATATGGGCTATTTAGAGGCAACTTATCACCAAATTGGAATAAGTCACGCGGGTTAACCTTTGCAACAACCCTAGCTATCTCTTCAAAATCAACATATGGCTCTTTTTCAATTGTATTCATTGCTTTTTTCTCCTCGTTTTATTTCCTATACTTTAA